GCCATACTTTTGCTCAGACCGTATCGAAAAAGCTGCTGTTTGGCAGTTCCTCAAGCCAGTGTAGGCAACGCCATCAAAACTCATGACTTTCTTCACCAACTCATCCCAACGATCTTTCGTCAGTGCGGTAGGAATCGAAAACAAAGTTTTAGTTTTGGCATATGTTCTGACGTACGACCGGCAACGTGGGAACCCATCCTTAAGGGTGACACCAACACCAGTATAATATTGCCCATCTGTAAAATCTACATGCACAAAAGGCAACCAACTATGTTCAAGGCTCGAAAATCGCATCATAATCCTATCGTCATGATCGCACCATGGGTCTACTGAATCAATAAGCCCCATCGTGAGATAATGGAGCATGTCAGCCCACCAATACCGACGCATCAAATCATATAACAAAACCAAGGGCACCGTGACAACAGGTCCACAGCATCCAAGCACAAAAGACCAAGTAGTACTCGTACTGATTTGCCAAATACCATAAAAGAAAAGTGTGATCCCTTTACATACAGCAGAAGGCAAGTCACGGGCACGTAATTTACGATAGCAGTACGCCACACTCACAATGATCACGATTCGCCAATAAAGGGACAAGTCAATTTTAAACCCGGATACGATAACCACAGTGATAGCTTCCGGAACGGTCCTGCTAGCCAACAAGTCTGGCAACATGGACCACAGCCAGTCGAAGAATACGTATAAAACGAATCCAAAACGCGACAATTCCGTAAACTGGTACATTGTAACAGCCATGACCACTGAAATGTCCAGAAGACAAACTTTAAACATCAAGCATAATCGTTGAGGCACACTCAGGGGCTTCATAAGACCATACCAGAACCAAAAATGATTGTGCTGAAATGTGAAATCCGGATCACTCACATAATCGCGATCCAAAAAACGATCCGCTGAAGTTACAAGGCAACCACAACTAGCGGCCGTGGCCATTGTACCCGCTCCACCATGGCACACAACATGCTCATAATCGGCCATCATCTCTGCATGATTTGTACGATCATCATATTGGTACACGCTATTGGGTCGTGTCGACCACACATCAAGTATGTCCACATCAGCAAGGTAAGGTTCGGCGTGACTGCTACTACCCATGGCTATCAAGTACTTACGTTTACCAGCATTTGGTCTCTTTGTAAGTAAATTTAAACCATCACAAGAACGAGGGGCACAACCATCAAACGATCCGACACGGATGTCCGGAC